GGTTCAGCTGCAACAGCAACTACTTTAAGAGGTGTTAAAGCAATTTTAACAGCAGCTGGTTCAGGTAGTTTTACAGTTGATGAAAAAATTACTCAGACAACTACAGGTGCTGTAGGTAAAGTTGTAGAACATGACACAACAAATAATATTGTATATTATATACAAACAAGATTTAATAATGCAGGTTTAGATAGCAATGGTAATTTAACAGCGTTTTCTGGCGCAAACACAATTACAGGTGCAGACTCAGGTGTAACGAGAACGCCGTCAACTTCAACAAGTACAGTTGACAATGTTTCATTTACAAGTGGTTATGCAACTGCTGAATTAGACGCTGATAGTGGTGATGTTATCTATGCAGAAAACAGAGCACCTATTACAAGAGCTTCAGACCAAACAGAAAATGTTAAATTAGTAATTGAATTTTAAGAGGGAAATAAATGCCAAGTCCAACTGACTTTAACCTCACGCCTTATTATGATGACTTTACAGAGTCGAAGAAGTTCCATAGAGTTCTTTATAGACCGTCATTTGCAGTACAGGCTAGAGAGTTAACACAATCACAAACGATTTTACAAAATCAGATTGAAAGATTATCTGACCACATCTTTAAACAAGGTGCAATGGTCATTCCTGGCCAAATTTCATACGACTTAAATTATTATGCAGTAAAATTAACTGCTAAATCAGTTTCAGATATTACAAAATATAACGGTGTAAGATTAACAGGTGTAACTTCAGGTGTTGTTGCAAACTGTATTGGTGTTGCCGCTACAGACGGTACTGACCCGGATACTTTATTTGTTAAGTACGAAACTTCAGGTACAGATAATGCTTCAGTCGCTTTTACAGACGGCGAAACTTTAAACTGTACTATTGATAGTGCAGCTGCTACTGCTACAGTAGATACAACAGCAACAGGTTCGTCAGCATATATTGGTGAAGGTGTTTATTACATTAATGGTTATCATGTTCAAGTTGCTGAACAAGTTTTAGTATTAGACAAATATACAAATTCTCCATCATATAGAGTTGGTTTATCAATTACAGAATCTTTTGTAACTCCAAATGATGACTTATCTTTAAATGATAATGCGGCTGGTTCTTCAAATGTAAATGCTCCAGGTGCTCACAGATTTAAAATAGATTTAACATTAGCTAAGAAAACTTTAACAAGTACCGAAGACTCAAACTTTATTGAGTTATTAAGATTAAAAGAAGGTATTATACAAAACAGAGTTAGAACAACCGAGTATGCAGTATTAGAAGAAACACTTGCTCGTAGAACATTTGACGAATCAGGTGACTATGCAGTAAGAGGTTTTGATTTAGATATTAGAGAACACTTATTATCAGGAACAAACAGAGGTATTTTTGCTTCAGGTTCAGGCGGTTTAGAAAGTAAACTTGCATTAGGTATTTCTCCAGGTAAAGCATATGTAAAAGGTTATGAAATAGAAACAATTGGTACAACATTTGTTGCAGTAAATAAAGCAAGAGATTTTGATACAGAAAATAACTTTAACACAAGATTTGATTTAGGTAACTTTGTAAATGTTACAAATGTTTATGGTTCTCCAGATGTAGGATTTGTTTCTGGTGATGTCGAGGCATTTAAAAGAGTTAATCTTTACATGGAGGCAACTTCTAGTAGAGGTACAGAAAATAATGGTTCTGGCGCTTCTTTAAATACAATTGGTCGTGCAAAATCCAGAGGTTTTGAATTTAATTCAGGTACAGCTGCTTCAAATATTTTTGCAAGTGGTTCATTAACAAGTGCAGTTTATAAACACTACTTGTTTGATATTAATATGTTCCAACATTTAAATATCACAACTGACCAAGCATTTACAACTGGCGAAACAATTACAGGCGGTACTTCAAATGCAAAGGGTATTGTAGAATCTATTTCTACTACAACAAGCGTTGCAATAACATCAATTACAAATACAGATAATCCTGGTGTAACTTCAACTGTTACAGCAAACGGACATGGTTTAAGAGAAGGCCATCAGTTTACAGTTGAGAACGCAGGTTTTCAGGTTGACTCATCAGCAATTACAGACGCAACAATATTTACAGCTAGAAATGTAACAACAAATAATTTTGATGTATATGCTTCAAACGGAACAGACGCAGTTAACATAACTTCATATTCTTCAGGCGGTGTTGTAAGACATGGTATTGTTGTAATATCAAGTGTTGTTGGACAATTTAACGCTGGCGAAACAATTACAGGCGGAACATCAGGTAGTACAGCTGCAATTCAAAGTGACTCTTTAGGTATGAAAGGTGTAAGAGAATTTGATTTTCCTAGAGTTAAACAAATTGGTATGGCAGGTACACCGACATATACAGCAGATACAGCTTTAGATTCAACTAACGGTGAAAACTTATTAATTAATGGTACAATTAGTGTAGGAGCTTCATCTGATAGTGTTACAGGATTTGGTACAAGATTTAATGACGAGTTAAGAATAGGTGACTCTGTTTCATTTATTAATGATAGTGGTAATACTGAAACACATATTATAGAATCTATTACTGACAATAATACTTTAACTTTAGAAAGTGTTACTTCAGCACAATCTACAAAAACAGCATTAACAAGAAGAAGAGCAAAATTACAAGAAAGTAATAAAAATATTTCTATCTTTAAAATGCCTTATAAAACAATTAAGACATTAAAAACTGAAAGTAATTCAGGTGTTACTGATACAAACTTTGCAGTTAGACGACATTTTACAGGAACATTATCATCAAATGGTGATGTAACAATTACTGCCGGTACAAACGAAACATTTACATCTTTATTAGAAAAAGATTTTTCAGTTTCAATTATGACAACTGGTGCTGGAGGTTCTGGTGCAGTTGGAGATGTTTTAAGTTTAACAGGTAATAACCATGAGGGCGACCCTATCTTTGTATTAGGTGGTTCTCCTACAGGTAAAACACTAACATTAGATTTTGGCGCTAACTATGCAGGTCATAAAGTAAAAGTTCTTGCAACAATTAATAGAAGTGTTGCAGGTTCAAAAACTAAAACATTAAACGAAGATGAAACGGTGGCTATTTCAGACCAATCTACTATTGAAAGTGGTACAATTGGTTTAGGCAAGGCTGATGTTTATGTATTAAATAAAGTTTATATGTCGCCTGACTTTAGTACGGCTGCAACAACATCACATACAGATATTACAAGTAGATTTAATTTAGATACAGGTCAAAGAGATAACTTCTATGACATTGGTAGAATTAAATTAAAAGATGGTGAATTAGCACCAACAGGTAGATTATTAGTTGACTTTGATTATTTCTCTCACGGTTCTGGAGATTATTTTGATGTTGACTCTTATTCAGGTGTTATTGATTATGCAAATATTCCAAGTTATACATCCGATACAACTGGTCAAATTTATCAGTTAAGAGATGTATTAGATTTTAGACCAAGAGTTGATGACGCAAGTACAGTTGCTTCAGGCGGCCAAGATAGAAGTTTTGATGGCACAGGTGCTTCAACAATAGATGTTGTCAAATTTAATTCAGATGTATCATCTGACTTTGAATATTATTTACCAAAAATTGTAAAAGTATTTTTAGATAAAGACGGAACATTTAGAGCTGTAGAAGGTGCTTCAGCATTATCGCCTCAAGCTCCAAATAATTTAGATACAGCAATGCACCTTTACACATTGCAATTAGATAATTATACTCTTTCAACTGACCATGTAGAAATCGAAATCATTGATAATAGAAGATATACAATGAGAGATATTGGTAAGATTGAAAAGAGATTAGAAAATGTAGAATATTATACACAATTAAATATGTTAGAACAATCAGCACAGTCTTTACAAATACAAGACGCAGACGGTTTTGATAGATTTAAAAACGGATTTATTGTTGACAACTTTACTGGTCATGGTATCGGTGATGTAGGTAACGCAGATTACAAAGCTGCTATGGCAATGGCTGAAGGCGCTTTAAGACCTACATTTAAAGAAGACGCTGTTTCTTTAATTGAAAGAGATGAAGATGGCACAGCAATTGTTGACGCAGATAGAACATCAGCTAATTATCAAAAAACTGGTGACTTATTAACTTTACCTTACACAGAGGAAACTTTAGTTGACCAACCTTTTGCAAGTAAATATATTAATGTTAACCCATTTAATGTATTCACATGGGTAGGTACAATTGAATTAACTCCTCCAGGTGATGAATGGAAAGAAACAGAAAGAGCTCCAGAATTAGTAATTAATAATCAAGGTGGATTTGACACATTAATTTCAGGCAATCCAAATTTACAAAGTGTAGAAATTGGTACTGTTTGGAATGAATGGCAAGATATGTGGGCAGGCGCTCCTAGAGAATTAGATGTTAGAAATATTGGTGGTGCTCAAAGAGAACAAACATTTGCTTTTGGTGTTCCAAGACGAGTATTACAAAGACAAGAAGTTACAACTGGCCAATTAGTAAATCAAACTAGAACAGGTGTAAGAAATGTTTTAGTACCACAGGTTGTTAGAAATTCAATTGGCGACAGAATTATTAATGTTGCATTTGTGCCTTTTGTAAGAGCAAGAACAATTACATTTAATGGTACAAGATTTAAACCAAACACTAGAGTTTATCCATACTTTGATAACATTGATGTATCAACATATGTTACACCAGATGGTGGTTCATTAGGTGGAAATTTAGTTACAGATTCAAATGGTGCAGTATCAGGTACTTTTGCAATACCTGACCCAACAAATGATTCAAATCCAAGATGGAGAACAGGTACAAGAGTATTCAGATTAACTGCTTCTGCTACAGATGATAGAAGTTCAGATGTAGAAACAGCTGGTGAAGTAGATTACACAGCAAGAGGTATTTTAGAAACTCAACAAGAAAC